AGCGAAATGCCGATCGTGCGCTGCATGGACCTGCAGAAGATGGCCGGTGACGAAATCACTTTCGACCTGATCAACCCGATGGGCGGAAAACCCATCATGGGCGCCAACAACGCCGAGGGTTTGGGTCGTTCCATGTCGTTCAGTCAGGACCGTCTGCGCATCAACCAGGCGCGCTACCCGATCTCTGCTGGCGACACCATGACGCAGCAACGCACCCCGCATGAGCTGCGCAAGCTGGCCCGTGCTCTGGGCGAGAACTACATGGGCCGTCTGTCCGACCAACTGGTGTTGACGCACCTGGCCGGCGCCCGTGGCTTCCACGACAACATCGAATGGGCAGTACCGAAGGCAAGCGATGCTGACTTTGCGTCCATCGCGATCAACACCGTCAAGGCACCTACCAAGAACCGGCACTACATGTCCACGGGTTCCGGTATCGAGCACATTGCAGCGGCCGGCAGCGAAATCAGCATCGCCACCACTGACGTGCTCAACGCCGACGTGGTTGACGGCATTCGCACGCTGGTCGACTCGATGGCTGTGCCGCCTCCTCCGGTCGTCTTCGAAGGCGACAAGATGGCCAGCGATGCGCCGGTTCGGGTTCTGCTGGTCTCCAGCGAGCAGTACACCAGCTTCGTTCAGTCTACTGGTTTCCGCACGCTGCAGGCGAACGCGATGGCGCGCGCCCAACAGGCTGGAATGAATCCGCTGTTCTGCGGTGAAGCCGGTTTGTGGAACGGCATTCTGATCGTGAAGATGCCCAAGCCGATCCGATTCTATGCCGGTGACAGCCTGCGCTACTGCGCCAGCTACACCACGGAAACGGAGACCTCGACCGACCTCGTGCCGGCAGCGTTCAGCACCACCTACGCAGTGGATCGCGCGATTCTGCTGGGTGGTCAGGCACTGGCCGAAGCCTGGGGCAAGCATCCCAAGACGGGCATGCCGTACTTCCTGAGCGAGAAGGAACTGGACCATGGCGACAAGCTGGAAATCCTGCTGGGTGCGATCAATGGCCGCAGCAAGATCCGCTTCCTCATCGACCACGGCGACTCCAGCCAATACACCGACTACGGCGTGATGGCGATCGACACGGCCGTTCGCCTGGCCTAAGTGACGCAGCGGGCCGGGTAACACCGGCCTGCGTCCATACACCCTCACAACCTCAAGGAGCCCAACATGGCTACGACCTTCACTCGCAAGAAACTTGCCAGCCAAAAGCAGTTTGGTGGCGCCCCCTACGGCAATCTGGCCGCGCTGACCTTCAACGTCACCACCAACTCCAGCGGTGTCTGGACAGATGGCGATGGTGCGGCCGCCCCCACTGCCAATGACGAACTGATCGTTGGTGTCCTGCCTGCCGGCATGCTGGTGCAAGACGCTCTGATGATCGTCTCTGACGCCTTCACCGCCGCAACCACCGCCAAGGTTGGTTTGCGCGCTGTCGATGGTGTCACCACGCAAGACGACGCCGACTACTTCACCGCCTCACTGGTGCTGAACGCAGTTGGCCGGTATCGCGCCGACAACACCGCCGTTGCGCCCATCACCCTGGCTCGTGACATGTACATCGTCATGGACTGGGATGCGGCGACCAATGCCGTGGTTGGTGTCGTTGACGTGATCGTCTACGGCGTCATCGGTGGTGCGCCCTAACTAGGCAGTTGCCACGAGGCATGCGGGGTGCTACGGCATCCCGCCTTTTTGTCAACACAGGAACACCATGAACCAAGCAGTCAGCCTTGTTCCAGTCAAGTACATCGGAGTGCGGCCGAGCTACACCGATGGCACGTTCGGAACCAAGATCAACTTCGACCGTGGCGACTCGCGCATGGTCCCGGCAAACATCGCCAAGTTGATGCTCAAGCATCCCGACGTGTACACGCAAGGTGATGCTGACGCCCTGACAGTTGAGATTGCGCCGGCACGCAAGGATGAAGACGAGGCGCAGAACATGCGCGATGCCGTCGCCAACATGGGCAAGGACGCCCTGGCGTCATTCGCCAAGACCCATTTCAATGCCAGCCTGGACAAGCGCAAGGGTGTCAACGATCTGCGTCAACAAGTCACCGTGATGGTGGACCAGTTTGGAGTCGTATGACTCTCGCAGAGTTGATCGCCAAGTACCGGGTGGATGCGGATGACACCGCCGTTCCGCCTTTGGCCAGCGATGAACTCGTCACGGATTGGCTCAACGAAGCCGAAGAAGAGGCGGCCATCCGCGCCAGCCTGATTCATGAGTCCAGTAATACGGCGATCACCGAGATTTCGGTGTCGGCCGGCACCAGCGTTTACCCCCTGCACGAAACCGTTCTCGACATCACGCGGGCCGACTTCACCGAGACCGGCAGCAGCGAAGTCATCCACATGACGCTGACCGATCGGGTCGAGCAGGACCGAAATTTCCCGGACTGGAGAACCACGACGGACACGCCTACCGAGCTGATCCAGATGGACAAAAGCATCCGCATGGGATGCATTCCTGAGACGGCCGGCACGCTGACCATTGAGTGTTACCGGATCCCGCGAAAGCCGATGGCAAGCGAATCGGACAAGCCAGAAATTGCCCGCATTCACCACCGGCATCTGATCCAGTGGGCATTGCACAAGAACTACAGCAGGCCAGATACAGAGGTCTATGACCCCAATCGGGCAGACCGTGCGCTGGCCGAGTTCACGCGCGTCTTTGGCATTCGCCCCGATGCCGATGTGCGTCGCAGTTCGCAAGCCAATCGACCGCTATACAACAAGGCGGTGTGGTGATGGAACTCGACATCGAGATCATTCAAGGCAAGACCTTTGAGAAGGTGCTGCGCTGGGAGACCGAGCCATTCCTGTTCACTGCCATCCTGGGCATGAGCAACACGGCACCAGTGAGGATCACCACGGGTGTGCACGGAATTCCCGATGGCTGGCGCGTGGCGGTGGTCGATGCGGCTGGCATGACTGAACTCAACGCTGCCAGCAATCCGCCAAAGTCCGCTGACTTCCGGCGCGCGACAGTGGTTGACACAACGCACATCGAATTCAACCCGATCAGTGCCGGCAACTACGGCACCTGGACAAGTGGCGGATACCTGCAGTGGTACACGCCGCACGACCTGACCGGCTACACGGCACGCATGGCTGTGAAGGACAAGGTTGGCGGGACCGTTTTTCTGAGCCTGACCACCGATAACGGCGGAATCGTCATCGACGCCTCGGCCAAGACCATCACGCTGGCCATCACGGCAACAGACGCCGCCGCACTGACATGGACCTCTGGGGTCTACGACCTCGAACTTGTCTCAACCCCTGGAGTCGTCACGCAGTTGATGTACGGCTCTATCTCAGTCACCAAAGAAGTCACCACGTAAGGAGCTGTCATGGCCAACGCACTCTACCCACTCTGGAAGCAAGAAATCCTCAAGGGGACTTCGAACAACCTGCTCAATTCCGCCGAAGGAGCAACCGGCGTCTATGCGGCGCTGGTCGACACCGGCACCTACACCTACAGCGCCGCGCATCAGTTCTACAGTTCGCTGTCTGGCGTGGTTGGGACAGACCAGGAGATTCTGACCAAGACGCAGGTGACGGGAACATTCGATGGTACCGATCTGACCTACACGGCCGTGACTGGCGCTACGTGCGAGGCCATCGTGCTGTACCGCAAGAACGCCGGCGCCAACACCACCTGGCCGTTGATTGCCTACATCGACACCGGTGTGACCGGGCTTCCGGTGACTCCCAATGGCGGGAACATCACGATCACGTGGAATGCATCCGGCATCTTCACGCTGTAAGGACCGGCCATGACCACCGCCTACGCCAATGGCGTTGCCATCTTCGGCTCGACCGACCTTGACAGCCTGGCCAGCAGCAGCACATGGGTCGCCGGTTGGGAGTCGGCCGTCATCACCAATGCGGCTGACACCCACATCCTGTCGGGACGCTTCAAGGCCAACAACACCGCGCCCACGGCCGGAAAGCTGGAGGTCTGGGTTATCCCTGTCTGGGACATTGGAGGCACGGCCACTTACCCCGATGTTTTCGACGGAACCAGTTCAGCGGAGACTGTCACCTACCGCAACGTGCTGATCCAGTCTGGCCAATGCATCAAGACATTCGAGACGGACGCCACCGCAAACAGAATTTACGAGTTCGGCGGTGTCGATCTGGAATCTGTCTTCGGCAAGTGCCCGCACCGGTATGTCGTGTTCGTGACGCACAGCATGGTGCAGGCCCTCAACGCCACCGCCAGCGCGGGTGGTCAGTGCTGGTACGAAGCCATCACCTACTAGGTCCGCCTCATGGCCGTGAAGCGCCGCAAGACCATTCGGACAACCCAGCCGAGCGGGCCGGTCCCCCTTGACCCGTATTGGCTCAA